GAGGACCGTGCCGGCGGTCTGCGGGTCGGTCGTGTTCAGCCAAGTCTTGGCCTCGTCGACCGTGACGCCCGTGCCGGCCGACAGGATGAGCGCCTCGCCGTCCTCGAAGCCGTCACGCCCGAAGCGGCCGACGGCCAGGTACTCGGTCCGCGACAGGCCGCGGATGATGACGGTCTGGCCGCCGACGTCGACGGCACCGGTCGGGAGCGGGATCTTCGGGAGCATGGCTGCCTCCTCGCCGAGGGTGATGGGGGCGGGCGGGCGAGCGCCCACCCCCACCCGTTAGACGTGCCGCGACGGTGCGGCGTTGACAAACAGGTCGGCCTTGAAGGTGGCGACGCCACCGACCGGCGCGCTCTCGCTGTAGTTGCTGACGTAGACACTCGTCAGCGTCCAGTCACCCGACGCACCCGCCGCGCCGCCCGGGTTGTAGGCCGCCGTCACCGGTGCCGCCGCCAGCACGAGCGCCGCCAGCTTCCACGCCGGGCCGGTGGTGATGGTCGGGTCGTAGTCGCCCGTCAGGGTCATCTTGCCGCCCGGCACGCCGGCGACCGCGGTCTTCCACGACGAGCCGAACGTGGTCGTGTCGGCCATGTCGACGTCGATGGCCAGGTCGACGTTCGTGCAGAACGCACTCAATGAGACGGAGTCGATCGTGAAGGTCGTCGCCTTACCGTGGCGGAATGGCATAGCCGTATCTCCTTGCTAGAGGTTGCGGGCGACTGCGACGCCGAACGTGATCCGGTCGCCCACGACCCCACCGGTCCTGGTGGCGACGACCCGGACGTAGCGGCGCAGGGTGGCGCCGGATGCCGAGACGAGCCGCTGCTGGGTCGGGGCAGCGGTCGTCGTGAACGCGCCGCCGGTCACGTCGGCGACGGTGCCGAAGCCCGACGACGAGTCGTCGACGAGCTTGACCACCCAGGAACCGGAACCCGAGACCGCCGTGACGATGAGGTGGGCCTGCCAGCCGGTCGTGGTCGCGGCCAGGCCGTCGATGTAGGCGCTGGTGCCCGGGCTGGCACCGAGGTCGCTGATCGGGTTGACGACGTAACCGAAGCCGACCGAGGTGTCGGCCGTGATGTCCCACTTGATGGCCACCACGCCACCGACCGGCGACGACTCGCTCCAGGTCGTGCTGGCGACCTCGAGCAGGCGGGCCGGGTTGCCGGTCGTGCCGAGGCCGCCCGGGCCGAAGGTCACCAGCGCGCCCGTCGTCGAGAGGTAGGCCGGGCTGAACTTCTGGACGTTGGCCGGGTCGTAGTAGCCCTGCAGGCCGAGTTTGGCCGATGTCTGGCCCGGGATGGCCGTCTTCCACGTCGCGGCGAAGGTCGTGGTGTCGGCGAGGTCGACGTCGGTCGAGAAGTCGGCCCCCGTCAGGAAGGATGACCAGTCGATGGCGTCCAGCCAGACGCCGGCGTCTGAGCCGTGGATGAAGGGCACGGGTGGCCTCCTACGTCACGATGTCGAGGGTGAACTTGAGTCCGAGGTAGGTGGCGTCGCCGATCTTGACCTGCGCGATCTCAGCGGCGGTGGTGTCGTAGTTGCCAGGCGTCGCGCTCTCGATGACGGCCACGAGGTCGGTCGCACCGTGCATCGCCGCCGACAGCGCATCACGGGCATCCTTGGTCCCGGTCAGCCCGACGAGGTAGAAGACCGGGATGACGATGTGGTCGCCGCCGCGCTGGAAGGTGATGCCGATCTCGATGGTGGACGGGTAGTCGACCAGCACGCACGGTACCGACACCGACTCGACCGGGTAGGCGTAACTGTTCGGCACGAGTCCCGAGGCCGCCACGGCGGCGGCGATCCCGTCCATCGTCGCGCTGAGGTCGAACTCGCTCACGTCCTCGCCTGCTTGGTCAGGATCGGCTCGGCGTAGCCGTCGTCGGTGATGTGGACGCCATCGAGCCTGGCGGTCTTGCCGTCGGGAGCGGTCCAGGTGCCGCCGAGCATCGCCTCGAGGAGCTCGGGCGTGATCTTGAGCCGAAGGTCGATGAACGCCTCGACGCCGTTGCCCTCGTTGAGGCCGGCACGATGACGCAGCTCGACGAGGTGCGCCAGCTCGGCCCGCGTCCAGTCCATCACTGCACGCCCCACTCGAGCTTGTAGGGCCGCAGCAGGGTCGTGACGTCCGGGTCGAGCTTGGCCAGGAGCCGGATCTCGTTGCCCATGTCGGGCGAGCCGGCCACGCCGTAGGGCGAGTCGCGGCGCTTGAGGAAGCGCGACGCCTGGATCAGGTTGGCGTTGACGATGTTGGGCGGCGTGGCGAGCCAGCCCCACTTGGCGGTCACCTGGACCATGCCACCGTAGAACGGTGGCAGGAGGCCGATGTCGAACAGGAGGCCGGTGTACGGGAAGCCCTTGGCCGGGCCGTTGAACGGCGTCGGCCGGTAGGCCGTGCTGACCGTGGTGTACGAGCCGTTGCCGGTCGCGTCGAACGCCACCTGCATCCCCGCCACGTCGGCGAAGTCGTCGGTGTCGACCGCGAAGCGCCGGCCGAACAGCGGCCAGCTGACCGGCTGGGTCGAGAGGCCGATGGCGTAGACCCGGGCGGTGGCCGTGGTCATCACGTGGAACTGGCGGCCGCACTCGCGGTCGATCGCGCGGGCCGCCGCCTCGAGCGCCAGGAGCTCGACGTCGCCGTCGGCCGAGGTCGTCCCGGCCTGGTCGCGCAGGAAGGCGCGGAAGGTCGCCAGCGAGGCATAGGCGCCGATGTCGGGCCCCGACACCCACTCGGGCGAGTAGGGCGTCGGCGCCGACCCGTCGGACTTGGAGTAGCGGACGCGGTAGAAGGAGCCGACCGCGCCCGCCGGGTCGTAGACGGTGTAGAGCCGCGTGCCGGCCACCAGCGCGAACGTGCCGATCTCGGCGAAGCCGACCCCGCCCCCGGTCGCGGACCGCTCCCAGCGCCCGAGGGCGCCGGCGCCCAGGAAGCCGGTGTTGAGCAGCTCGTCGGGATTGTCGACCGGGATCTGGAGGATGCTCACTCAGGCTCCCTTCGAGGGCTGGCCGGCACCGGCCACGCCGGCCCCGGGGATCTCGTCGAACGTGCGACCCGCGTCGATGCCCGAGACCGTGACGCCCGGCACCATGCCGGATGCCGCGGACCCGGTGAGGAACGCCGCCGTGGCGTAGCCCGAGTCCGGGATCCACTCGGTCCGGGCGCCGGTCACGAAGACGAACGGCACCGCCGCCGTCAGCACCATCGCGGCCGGCGTCGGCTGCGCCTGCTTGAGGTCGCTGATGACGAGGTTGGGCGCGAAGCCCGTCATCGCCAGGCTGGCGGCCGTCGGGTAGGCGACCACGTTGAGCGTCCGCGTGACCGCCGGGACGGCACCCGTCAGGACCGCGCTGGCGGGCCCAGGAACGGCCACCACGCTCGCCGAGGTGCTGACCGTGGGTACTGCGCCAGCCAGCGTCATCGCGCCCGCCGTGGGCTGCGGGTGGCTGGTGCCGATGGCCGTGACAACCGGCACCGCACCGGCCAGCGTCATGGCGCCGGCGGTCGGTTGTGGGTTGACCGTCCCGCCCGTCGCGGTCACGACCGGGATGGCGCCCGCGAGGACGAGGCTGACGGCCGGCGGCTGCGGATTGACCGCGCCACCCGAGACGTTGACCGACGGCACTGTGCCGGCCAGCGTCATGGAGGCGGCGCCCGGCAGGGCGACGGCGGTCCCGATCGCGGTGACCGTCGGCACTGCGCCGGTCAGGGTCATCGCGACGGCCGTCGGCTGGCTGACGACCGGGGTCAGGACCGCCGGCACCGAGCCGGTCAGGCTGAGGACGCCCGCGCTCGGCCACGGCGCCTGGTTGATCGTCGCGGCGACGGCCGGCACGGATCCCGTGAGGACGAGTGCGCCCGCGGTCGGGAGGACGGTGACGTTGGCACCGCCGCTGACGAAGACCGCCGGCACGGCGCCCGTAAGGACCAGTGCGCCGGCAGTGGGCTGGGTGACGACCGGCGTGACGACTGCCGGGACGGACCCCGCCAGCGTCATCGCGGCTGCGGTCGGCTGCGGACTCGACGTACCGATCGCGACGACGGTCGGCACCGACCCCGCCAGCGTCAGCGCGCCAGCCGTCGGCTGCGGATGCGAGGTCCCGATCGCGGTGACGGTCGGGACGGACCCGGTGAGGACGAGGGCACCGGCCGTCGGCAGCGGGTGACTGGTGCCGATCGCGGTGACCGTCGGGACCGCGCCCGTGAGCGTCATCGCCCCCGCGGTCGGCTGCGGGTTGACGCCGATCGCGACCGCCGGCACCGAGCCGGTCAGTGTCATCGCGCCCGCGGTCGGGGCCGGGAAGACGTTGGCGGTCGCGGTGACAGTCGGAGTAGCGCCCGCGAGGACGAGCGCGCCGGCGGTCGGCAGACTCGTCGCGGGACCGCCGGCGGCCGGCGTCCAGGCGACCAGCAAGCCCATAAAGTCGATGCAGCCGACGCGGGCCTCGTTCGGCCGGACGACGGCGAGCGTCGGACTGGTGCCGAGAGTCACGCTCGGGCTGGTCGTCAGCGTTCCCGGCTGAGTGACCCAGAAGGTCGAGCCGGGATCCGCGCCGTGGGCGCCGAGGTCGCTGCCGAAGGTGATCCCGACACCCGTGATGGTCGGGTTGGTGGCCGCACCGACCGTCCCGGTCTTGGTGCCGGTGATGATGTCCTCGCCGTGCCGGATGAGCGACTGGACCGCGATGACCGTGTCGGACGCCCCGACGCCACCGGTCGTGTAGGTCTGGAGGTTCGCGGTGTACGTGCCGCCGGTGCTGGCGATGGACTCGATGTTGCTGGTGTTCGTCTCGCTGGCCGATGCGAGGCCGGCGGGCGGGACGTTGTCGACGCCCTGCCACAGGTTGGTCGTGCCGCCGTTGCCCGCCTGCCAGCCGGTGTGCGTCCCGTTGTCGCTGATCGGCAGGAGCAGGCCGACATTGGACGGCCCGAGGAAGCCCGCGCCGTCGACGATGACGTCGTCGATGTAGATGTCGGCGGCCGACGCCTCGGTGCCCGACAAGCCGATGTTGGTGTTCGGCGCGACGGCGACGGTGCCCGTGACCTCGGTCGTGCCGGCGATCTGGATGAGCGGGACCGTCGTCCCGGCCGCGGCCCGCCAGCCGATCCAGTACCACACCCCGGTCGTCAGGGTGGTGGTCGTCGTCCCGCGCGTCGTGCTCCCGTCGAACGCCTCGAGCTTGCCCGTGCTGTTGAGTTTGACGTTGGAACCCGAGCCAGAGGCGCCGCAGATGACCCGCGCCACGCTCGGCATGGTCGCGATATACAGCCCGAAGTGGACCCAGCCCTTGGTCGAGGGGGCCTGGAGTTGCATGTAGCCGGCCGCACCCGAGGCCGGGTTGCACCGGAGCGCCGCCGGCCCGGTCCGCTGCTGGACCGTGCTGATGGCGGCCGTGCCGGTGAAGACGACGTGGCGCGCGACGGAGCCGTCCTGGTCGAGCTCGATGAGTCGACCGTCGAAGCCGGTCAGGAAGATGACGGCCATCGGGTCAGCCCCTCACGAAGGGAACGGGCCTAGCCCTCGGCGCGGAACGTCACGCTGGCGAGTTCGAGGATGGGGTCGCTGTGCAGGCCGGGGTAGATCATCAGCCGGGCGATGCAGTCGGCCGGGCCCCCTCCGCGGGTGACCCATTCCGACGAGCCGCCGCCGAGCAGGAACGCGTCATCGGGTGCGGCGAGCTGGGCGTAGACCTTGTCCTCGCCCTGGAACGCCTCGACGAGGATGAGCGGGTACTGGTAGCCCTTGACCTTGCCGGACACGGACCAGTCGAACGTAACGGTCTGCTGGTAGGTGGGGGTGGACGTCTGGAGCGAGATCGTGCCGGTCGCCACGCGAACCTCCCTCATGCCAGGGTGAAGACGGTGCCGCCGTTGCTGCCGACGGTCATCGTGTTCGTGTTGGTCGCCGTCACGTCGGCGCCGCCCGAGTCGAGCAGCGCGAAGCAGATGACGTCACCCGCCACGACATAGATGGCCGCCCACTTGGCGGTCAGGTTGGCGGTGCCGGCCGTCCAGATCGGAGCCGTCGTGATGACCGCCGTGACGGTCGTCGTGCCCGACTGCGTGATCGCGATCGCGTTGCCGCCGGCCGTGTAGCCGGTACTGGTGACGCCGACCTCGTTGGTGCAGCCCGCGAACGTCGTCGAGGCGACGGTGATGTTGCTGGTCGAGAGGAACAGCGCCATCTTGAGCGAACTGCCCGCCGGGATGATGAACGTCCCATTCAGGAACTTCTGGCGGGTCGTGTTGGTGAATACCCATGCCCCGGCAGCTACGGCTTTACCCTACTTTCGTTTGTCGAAGCAGCGCGGCTCGGCGCACGCTTCTGGGGCTTAGGCTCGGCGACCTCGAGCGGCGCGAGCTGGTGTCCGAGGACGTGCTCGGCGCAGACCGGGTGCGAGGCGTGGCACAGGTCGATCCCGACGGCGGGCTTGCCGTCGTAGACGCACTCGGCGCTCACGTCATCACCAGGCTGGACGACATGATGATGTTGGTCGAACTCGTGAACTTGAGGCGGAAGTAGCGCCACGCCTGGCCGCCCACGGCCGGCGCCTGGGCCGACGTCAGGTTGTAGTTGGTCGTCGTGGACGTCGTGATCGGCCCGAGCTGCGTGCCGGCGATCGCCGTCTGCGGCGAGGCGAGCGCGCTGTAGATGACGTTGAACCAGTTCACGCCGTCGTAACTGCCCTGCATGTCGACAAGGGTGGTCGGCGGCGTGGTCCCGATGACGCTGGTGATCGAGATCCCGCCCGCCTCGCAGTCGTTCGGCCGGACGTAGACGTCGCTGTAGAAGATGGTCTTGGTGAAGTGGGCCGCGGTCGTCGACCCGGCCACGGTGGTCGGGGCGGCCGAGGTCAGCACGCGGAACGAACGCGGGTCGTCGACCGCGGTCACGACCTGGGCACCGTCGAGCGACGGCGTCGAGCCCGAGGCCACGATGGTCACGGTGTCGCCGACCCGCAGATCGTGGTTGCGCCCGACATTGACGAGCGGTGCCGCGCCCGGGGTCAGCGGGATGCTCGTGATGGCGTAGTCGTAGGCGCCCGAGGTGGCGCCCGCCGAGGTGGTGACCGGGATCGAGAAGGTCGTCGTCGATACGACCGTGACGACCTGCTGCGGCGTCACGGTCAGTGCCGGCACCGCCCCGCCGCTGGCGGTCCAGAAGATCGTGTCGCCGGTCGTCAGGCCGTGCGGCGCGAGGGTGGTGACGACGGTCGCTGCGGCGATCGTGCTCGACACGATCTGCTCGACGCCGCCGGGACGGATGCCGAGTTGGCCGGTCAGGGTCGCGCCGGGCGTGTTGACGATGGTCGCCATCTAGCCACGCTTCCTGCCGGGCACGGCCACGGCTTCCTCGACCGACGGCGCCGAGCGGTCGGACGAGCTGATGGGCGCGAAGAAGTCCGGCCACCGCTTGTACGCGGGGTCGTCGCCGCGGACGCGGGTCACGCCCTTGATGCCGTTGAGCGGCAGGCCGGGGTCGGCGCTCGCCCACGACGTGATCGCGACGTACCAGGTGTCATGGGGATCAGGCATCGCTCGTCCTCGTGTGATGCCGGAAGGAGGGGGTCCGGGGGGCGGCCCCCTCCTCCGGTCAGGGGATTACTTGCCGCGGAAGATGCAGGCCGAGCGGCCCGCACCGAGGGTGTTGAGGCCGACGCCGATGGAGGTGTTCCGCCACCAGGCATAGACCATGCGCTGACCGGTCGGGTAGCCGGTCGCGGCCGACAGGAAGTTCGGGATCATCTCGAGGTTCATGCCGATGCGGTCGATGATCACGAACCGCTCGCGGTTGGCGAGGATGGCGACCTTCTCGGTCGTGGCCATCGAGGTGTTGGCGGGCGCCACGCACTCGTAGGCCGGGTGACCGATCAGCGCGCCGAGGCGGCCGCCGTTGTCGAAGTTGCCGACCCCGCCACCGAGGGACAGATTGTCGATCCACAGCCCGGCGCCGCCGGCGGTGTCGATCGCCCGGACGAGGCTGTAGAAGTACGGGCTGCCCATCCACACCGCGTTGGCGCGGTAGCGCGGCCCGAGGTTGGCCTCGAGCTTGTAGAGGTCGGTGGGCACGATCGTGAGGGTCGTGGCGGTGTCGAGGAAGTTGAGGGTGAAGTAGGTGAAGATGCCGTTCGGGAAGTGGGTCGACCCGGCACCGGTCGAGAACTGGACCGACTCCAGCACGTCCTTGGCGTCGCCGATCTCCTTGGCGATCTCGGCCTCGAGCCCGGGATAGTCACCCTGGATCTCGACGCTGAAGGTGGCCGCGGTGTGCGCCTTGACCAGGAGGGTCGAGGGCGCCGTGAAGGCAGGCGACAGGTCCGTGGCCGCGGTGGCCTCGTCCTCGTACACCGCCGTCATGCCGGCGCTGACGAGCGGTCGCCAGTCGTTGCTCGTGGTCTGCACGACCCGGAACGCCTGGCGCCACGGGTTGACCGCACCGGCGGTGTTGATGACCATCGTCGAGTCGAGGTCGAACACGACCGCGACGTTGGAGGCGGTGACCAGCGCGGTGCGGGCCTCCTCCATCGCGTTGGCTTCCTCGGCCGTGAACATCGGGCCGGCGCTGCCCTGGGTCAGCCACTTCCGGTACGCCCGCCGGTAGGCCGGCGAGCCGGTCAGCAGGACGCGCTTGGCCGCGATCTCCGGGTCGACGTAGTCCTTGCCCTTGAGCAGGGACTCGATGTCGGCCTGGCCGCGCTCGCGACCCGGCTGGCCGGGACCGCTGGTCGCCGCGAAGCTGGCGCCCTCGACCGCGCGCATGGCGTTGTCCTTGAGGGTCTGGACGCGGGACTCCTCGTTGCGGGCCTCGCGGTCGATCCGGCGGACGTCGTAGATGCTGTCGACGTCACGGGTCTTGATGACGTTGAACGGTGCCGGCGAGGTGCCCGGCTCGCTGCCGTGGGTCGCCTCGATGGCGCGGACCTGCGAGATCCGTGCCTGCCAGGCGGTGACGGCGGCCTCGAGCTTGGCGCGATCGGCGACCTTCTCGTCGAACGCGGTCTGCTCGACCTCAGGCAGGATGCCCGGCAGCTCAGCCGCCCGCTTGATCTCCGAGTTCAGGTCGTGGACAGCAGCGAGCATGTCCTCGAGGGTGCGATACGAACCGATGTCGATTGCCACGTGTGTGCTCCTCGAATCAGAAGACCCGCCTTCCGGCGGGTCCTGGGCTGCGATGACTGCCGCGTCTGGCGGCGGGTCCGGCTCATCGCGGCGCTCCGGTTCGAGGTGCGGCTCGGCCGCGGCGTCGACGGAGGGTGCTACCGGCTCTGTTGTGGTGGTGATGCTGTTCGTGGTGTCGGTGGTCGTGAACGTGACGGGCGAGCGCATCTCGTCGGTCAGCGAGCGCAGAGCGACCGACGCCCCGGCGTAGGCGGGCCAGGTCACCGGACCCAGCTCGTACAGCCGGGCCTCGGTGATCGTCCGCTCGGGGATCTTCTGCGGGTTGTGGCTGCCGCCGACCGGCTTGTCGACCCACTCCTCGCGGACGACCGAGAAGCGGTGCGAGGCGCCATAGACGGGCGGGTCGGCCTGGAGGCCCGAGCGGACCAGTTCGGGCACGCCGTCGAGCAGCCGGCCGCGGACGTACGGACTCGTCGCGTCCTCGCCGACCTCTGTCGTGGTGGCGATGACCTGCTCGCCGACGGTCGGATCCTTGCCGTGCTGGAACAGGATCTTCGGCTTCTGGTCGGCCATCGTCTTCTTGTAGGCCGAGCGGCTGAACCGCTCCATGAAGTGGCCCTCGACGGCCGAGTTGATCTCCGCCCACTGGTCGTGGGGCGCAAGCCGCACCGTCAGGTTCTTGCCGTCCTCGGACAGCACGCCGCCGGGCATCGCCCGGTACAGGTCATCGCGGACGTGTTCGGTCACGGCTTGCCTCCTGGCATGACCATCGGCGGCTTCGTCCCGTTGGTCGGCATCGGCTTCTTGAGCACGGCCGGCACGGTGCCCTCGATGGGCGTCTCGCCGGGTGCCTCGCCGACCGGCATCTTGGTGCTGCCCGGGGCCTGCAGCTGCACGCTGAACAGTCCGGTGTGGTTCCCGATGAGCAGGGTGTAGTCGTCGGCCTCGACCGCCTTGATGGCGTCGTCGGCCTTGAAGCCGGTGACGATGAGCTTGTCGATCGTGGCCGCCTTGGTCGCCGCGATGTCGGCCCGGTCGCGCTCGTCCTCGGCCAGGAACTGGATGCCCGAGGCGTCGTACCAGAGTTCGGAGCCCGTCGGCGGCGGCACGATCGACTCGAGGCTCGAGGCGATGTTCTGCCACTGTGGGCGCGCCCACAGGTCGGCGAAGGCGCGGCGCGCCTGGCCGTAGTTGCTGTAGGTGGCGGCCTGGAGGCCCTCGCTCAGGCCGACGATGATCGGCGGCACGCCGGCCGCGGCCGCCACCCGTGTCTCGCCGTGGCCCTGGACGATGGCGAAGTCGAGCTGCTGGAGATTGGCCCCCACCACGGTCGCGTCCGCGCCGCCCGACAGGTACAGCGTGCGGTAGGCGTTGGCGGCCCCGGCGTGGCCCGCCTCCATGAGCCGGACCCACTCCTGCCAGGCTTCCTTCTCCAGCGTCTCGGGCCGCTTGACCACGAGGTTGGGCGTCGCGCCGTTCTCGAAGAAGGCGAGCTTGTGACGGGTCGCCGCGGTGTCGGACATGACCTCGCGGATGAGCGGCGTCAGCCAGCTGATGCCGCGGAACGAGGCAAGCGGGTCGGCGATCGGCGCGAAGTGGGCGACCTGCTCGGGCAGCAGGATGACCGGCTTCTGCCCCGAGCCGACGCCACCCGGCGTGTAGGCGTAGCCCATGACCTGCGCGTCGAGGTCCTGCGCCGGCGCGTCGAGGATGATCCGCGTCCAGTCGGGGCGCATGACCCGCAGGCGGTTACCGGGACGCCGGGCGATGTAGCCGTTGCCGGCCATGTCGGCGTGCTGGAGCGCCCGCCCGAGCAGGTCGCCGGTCGTGGCGCCCGGCCACGGATGTTCGAGGATGCCCAGCGAGGCGTCGCCCCACAGGTCGCCGGTGTTGCCGGCCCGGAGGCGGCGGTACTTGAAGCGGGCCTGGACGAACAGCCGGCGGCGGGCGTCCATGCACGCGAACACGATCGCGTTGCCGCGGTAGCCCTGGTCGACGAAACCGCCGAACGTGCCGTCGATGTCCTCCTGCTTCGCCCCGGGCAGGGTCTGGTTGAGGCCCAGCGGATACGTGCGCCCGCCGAAGTTGACGAACGGCCACGGGTCCTGCATCGACGACCACGGGTCGTAGCTCGAGGCACGGCTGCTGCCGTAGGCGGCAGGGTCGAACAGGGACCGGACCCGGTCGAGGACACTCATCGCGACTCCGGTGTGCTAGGCCCAGGCGAAGTTCGACTCCGCGACGGCAGGTGTGTCGGCAGCCATGACCGCCTGTGAATGGGCCATCGAGGCCGCCGTCAGCGCGTCGATGACGCGGCGCTCCTGGTCGAACATCCGGCCCGCCACCGGACGGTCGAAGCGGGCGTCACCGAACGGCAGCATCCGCGCGATCGCGTTGAGCGCGTGCTGGGTCAGGCCCGGATCACCCGAGTGCTTGAGCCAGCCGAGGCGTAGCGCCTCCATGAAGCGGTCGTAGTCGGTGACGGCGAACGCGTTGGTCTGCGGCCGGTCGACCACGACCGCGCCGAACTCGGCCACGATCCACTGGCCGAGGACCTCGGCGTGGCTCTGGTCCATGACGACGGTGTGGACCGGGTTGCGCTCGTGGATGCGCCGCAGCGCCTGCTCGATCAGGCCGTTGTCGAGGCTGTTGCCGTCGCGGGGCGGGACGAGGATGGCCGCCGGGCCCAGGATCCGGTGCTCGGCGTCCTTCCACCACAGCGGGACGGCTGCCGTGGTATCCCACTTGTAGGCCACGTCAAGGCCCAGCCAGATCGGCTCGCCCGGCGGGATGGCCTCGGTCGTCTTGGCGGCATCCCACTCGGCCTCCGTGATGGCGGCGGCATCGCTGCGGGTCGGCAGGTTGCACACGAACCGGCGCCAGTGCGGGATCGTCATGGTCGGGCTGGCGAACTTCTCGCGCAACTTCGGGACGGTGACCGACTTGAGCGGGTTGGCCCGCTTGACGAGGTGGAAGTCCTCGACGTCGCCGGTCTCGGGCACCGCCCACTCGTGCAGGACCATGCGCTTGGACGCCGCCCGGGTGAACGTCTCGGTCCGGGTCGTGTCGGTCGCCTCGCGGCGGATCCGTTCCAGCGCCAGCTCGAACTCGGAGCCCGGCTCGCCCCGCGTGCTGATGGCGACGATCTGACCGCCGCGCTTCTCGAGCTTGCCGCGCCACGTCCGGTACAGCCGCAGGTCACGGTGGCGGTGGAGCTCGTCGAGGATGGCCAATGTCGGGATCGCGCCGTCGCCGGTGCGGTCGTCGGCGGCGAAGACCTGGATGCGCGAGTTCATCGCGTCGAAGCGGATGCGCCGGTAGCCCTCGAGACAGGTGAAACCGTGCAGCTCGGACCGGACGACGAAGCCGTCGGCCTGCGAATACAGGATCTCGGCCTGGTCGCGGGCCGATGCGGCGACGAGGACGCGCCCGGACGGCCGATATTGGCTGTGATAGAGCGCCAGACCGGCCAGCAGGGTCGTCTTGGCGTTGCCCTCGGGCACGATCAGCCATGTTTCGGGCACGCCACTGAAGACATCGGCCAGGAATGCGGCCTGGAACGGCTCCAGGACCCAGTTTTGGCCGTTATCGAGCTCCAGATCGCGTGCCCAGGCCCGAAAGTGCTTGACCGTGAACGGTTTGCCGGCGTCGGGACCCTTCGGCACCAGCACCGGTCGCTGCCGATCGCGAAAGACACGGGACCGCTCGGTCGAGGACAGTGCCACGTTGCTTTCTCTCGCGAAAACT